TTGCTGGTTTCAGGTCAGGTCACCATTGATACGAACATCGTTTTCGATCCGCCGATTTTGAATGACTTTGCAGCTTTCACGTTCACCCCCTCGGCTAGCAATTTGATCGTGGTCTATACTAGGGCCTTCAACAGCGGACAATAGCTTTCATGTGCCGCCCGATTCAAGCATAGTCGGACGATGGCCGCCCCCGTCGATATTGCCGATCTTGCCCTAGAAATCCTGGGCAAGCCATCGATTGCGAGCTTCACCGATAACTCCAATACCGCCCGGGCGATCAATACCACGTACGACCTCTTGCGTCGCAAGATGCAAGAAGGGCCTGGAACTTGGCGCTTCACCATCAAACGGGCAAGTCTACCGGCCCTGACTACGACTCCTGTCTCCGGCCCCTATGTTCAGCAATTTGCCCTGCCGAGTGATTTCCTAAGACCCTTACAGATCGGGGACACTTACGCCGGTTTGGACATGTCGGACTACCGGCAAGGTCCAACCGATGCGGACTACTCGATTGAAGGCAACCTGCTGCTGTGCGATTACGGCTCTCCCGTGTCCTTCATGTATGTGGCCGATACCACGAATACCACGCTTTTTAATGCGAACTTCTGCATTGCGCTGGCTGCGGAGATTGCCTGGGTCAATTGTGAGCGCTTGACTGGATCGGACGCTAAACAAGCTGCAGCGGAGAAGCGCAAGGACAAAGCCTACTCTGATGCGGCAGCCTCGAACGCGATGTGGAGTCCGCCTGGCCACAATGCGGATTCTGAGTGGATTACGGCTCGCATGGGCAATGCCTAAGTGGGGAAAGCAAGTCCTGCCATAGCAGCACTTAACGGAGGTGAGTGGTCTCCACAGATGGAGGGCCGCACCGACAACGAGAAGTATCCGATTGCTTCTCACATCGGCCAGAACTTCATTTCCTTGAAGCAAGGCCCTGGGATGTTCAGACCAGGGACTGCCTATGTTCAGCAGACCAAGAATTCAGCTAATCGGTCATGGCTCGTTCGGTTCGAGTTCTCCCAGACCCAAGCCTTTCAGTTAGAATTCGGCAACCAATATGTCCGCTTTTACACGAACCATGGGCCGCTTCTCTCAACGGGGAATCCGGCTTACAACGGTGCAACCGCTTACGTGGTTGGAAACCAAGTGGTACAGGGCGGCATTACGTATTACTGCATCCTCGCGACCACGGGGAATAGCCCTCCGAATGCAACGTACTGGTATCCCCTGGCACCTTATCAAGGAAGCCCGACTACCGCTATTTATGAGATACCGTCGCCATATGCAGCTGCCGATCTTACCGATGCATTGGGTGAGTTTACTCTACAAATTCAACAGTCCGGTGACGTGCTCTACATTGCGGCGGGCTCGGCGAACACCGTCACGGCAACAGGCTACGCACCACAAACCCTGACCCGTTTCGCCAACGCGCCGCCCAATTGGCAGTTTGCCGCCTATGCACCGACCGATGGACCGTTTCTCTCACCTGTCCCTTTGGTTCCGGGATCTGAGATCGCGCTCACCGTCTCGGCTGAAACCGGGCTAGCAATCACGATCAACGCCTATGGGGGGAATCTCTTTGCTTCGACCGATGTCGGCCGCTTAGTTCGAATCGGGTCTCAGTACTTCAATCAGGAACCTTGGACCACCGGTGTAGGTTGGGTTACGGGGCAGATCTGCGTCAATAATGGGAATAACTACATTGCGCTGACCACCGCGACCTCCGGAGCTTCTCCCCCTGTACACACAGCGGGCTCTGTGGTCGATGGCATGGGCACTGGAGGCGTTCGATGGCTCTATACCGACTCAGGGTACGGGATAGCGCAGATCACCGCCTATACGTCGGCTACGCAGGTCACAGCGAAGGTTTTAAGCCGCTTCCCGGCCAATGTGGTGGGGGCCACCGCAACCATTACCGGGATCACTCAGGCCAACCCTGCGGTGGTGACAGCGACCCAGACTTTCACGGCCGGTGAGGCGGTTTTCATCACGGGTGTGTCAGGAATGACACAGGTGAACCAGCAGCCCTATTCCAATGCGGTCGCCTCAGGTTCCACCGTCACGCTAGCGGGGATCGATTCGACCAGCTATACCGCATACACCTCTGGGGGCACGATCATTGGGAATGCGTCGGTGGAATGGCAATTAGGCGCTTGGTCAACGACCACCGAATGGCCTCGAGCGCTGGCCTTCTACAAAGACCGTCTGTTTCTGGCTGGCAAGCTCAATGTCTGGGGATCGGTTCCTGGACTTTACAATTCCCACGCTCAGGATTTCTTTGGTCAACAGACGACCGATTCGGCCATGAACGAACTCGTGTCGGGTTCCGATGCTTCGAATATCTGCTGGCTATCCTCAGCGATTATTTTGCTGATTGGGACGGAAGGCGGAGAGTATGGCTTGGATTCGGCCAACTACTCAGCCTCTCCCTTGGGGCCGGCGAACGTCGAGATTCTTCGCCAGTCGCAGTGGCGTTGTCGACACATCGCTCCTTGGCTTGTAGGAACGACAGTTCTGTACGTTCAAAGGGCGGGCCGCAAAGTCTTTGCAATGGACTACAACTTCTATCTGAATCGCTACGATTCGACCGATCAATCGAAGTTTGCCTATCACATCACCATCGGCGGATTGACCTCAATTGCCTTTCAACAGGAGCCCTGGTCGGTGTTGTGGGGTACGAGGGCCGATGGCACGCTTCTATCCTATACCTTCAACCGGGAGGATAACGTCACTGCGTGGAACCGTCACAACCTAGGCAATGCCGGGATTGTCGAGTCGATCTCGGTGAACCCAGCTCCCGATGGTTTACGGGATGAGATATGGATGATTGTCAATCGCACGGTCAATGGGACTGTGATTCGAACCGTGGAGTACATGGTCAAGCACTATGAGGGGCCGCAAGCAGGCTATGCGGGGGATGCTCAATCGTCGTGTTGGTATGTCGATTGTGGGGTGCAGTTCCTAAACACGCCGACAGCAAGCATTACTAATGTGCAGGTTTTCTTTGCTTTGCATAACGGCCAGATGAATCTTTTCGCTTCGAATACTGCGGTTGCCGGACAGAGCATCACGGTGTCCGGAGTTAATTACACCGGTACCTTCAATCCCAATGGCAATTGGGTTGTGGCGAGTGCCACTAGTTCTGAAATCATCGTGTCTACCCCCGGCTCTCTGGGCGGATCTTTTGCTTATCTTTCGGGTGGTACGGTCACCGTTAGCACTCCCTCGACTGGAACCACCACGATCGCCGGTCTGCCCGCAGTGATGTACAACCAAACCGTTGCCATTCTTGCGGATGGGGGCGTGCAGCCGCAGATGATTGTATCGGCCACTGGAAGTATCACGATTCCTGGCACCTTCAATCTGGTGACGATCGGCTTTCCTTATCAGGGCAACATCGTGCCCATGCGCCCAGAGGGTGGGGCGGATATTGGAACAGCTCAGGGAAAGAAGAAACAAGGAACGAATCTGGTGCTGAGGTTAGTTGATTCAGGCGGCGGACAAGTAGGACAGTTGTCGAACCAAAATGCGATCACCCAGTTATATCAAGATCCTTTGGGCCTAACCGCTCAATCGGTGCAAGACTTGGAATACATCACGACTAACTATACGACCACTGGTCTTGATGTTCCGCCACCGCTTCAATCGGGGGACTTTCCGATCTCCTTCCCGATGCGGCAGAACTCGGACCAGGATCACTCCGATTACTTCATCCTGATCCAGCAAAACGCGCCTCTTCCAATGACCGTGGTTGGGGTGTACCCGAGCTATAAAGTTGAAGAGTTTCAATGATCGTACAGCCCTTCAAGCCCTACCACATCGATCTTTTGCGAGCCCAAGGAGTCCAGGGGGCTCAATTAGGGGAAGTCTCGCTTGTGCTCGGTGCTTATGAGAACGTACCACCAGGGCCTGCAGTCACGGGTTTTGAGGGAGATCGCATCTTGATCTGTGGAGGAATCGCGAAGATCGCTCCGGGTAATGGCATATGTTGGGCGCTGCTGGCCGCTGATCCAGGCAAGCACATGCATGCCTTGCATTTTGCGGTCAAGCGCTTCATCAGTTTGCAGCCCTGGCGCCGACTTGAAGCCACAGTGGAAGAAGGATTCGGAGCAGGTTGTCGGTGGGTTGAACTGTTGGGATTTAAGTTCGAGGGATCGATGCCTAAATATGGCCCGAAGGGTGAAACCCACTTGAGATACGGGAAAACCTGATGGCTTTCTTACCTGCCCTATTACCGTATGCCGCTGCTGGTGCTTCAGCCTACAGCGCTATCAAGCAATCGAACGCCGCGACCTACAACTCTGAGGTTGCCAAGAACGAACAAACCCTCTCGATCAATCAGGCGAACGCCCAAGAGGGCATGGTCAGGCGCAATTCGCGTGAACAGTTAGGCAAGCAGGCCGCTGCTTTCGGAGCTGCCGGGGTTGGTTATGGGGGATCTTCTGAGACCTCCTTAGATCAATCGGCGGTGAATCAAGAACTCGACGCACTCAACACCCGGTATAAGGGCGCGATCACTGGCTATGGATACGGTGTGCAATCTGGCATCGATCAGCAGAACTCTCGTCAATATGGGCTGATGGCTGGGGCTGCTCTGTTGAAAGGCGCGGGTTCCAATTACACCTACACGCCAAGCCCCAATAGTACAGGGATGGGCTAAATGGCCCGCGGCCAACCGGGAGAGGAAACCTACACCCCGCAGGTTCAGCCTGAGGATTTGCCGCGCAAGATCGTCCCGCGCGATGAGGGGATATCGGCTGGACCTGAATTTGCACAAGCAGCCCAGGCGAGTGAGCAGAAGTACAAGGCCGATTCTGCGACCTATGCGGGCAATGAACTCGCTCAGTTTCGTCAGTCCAGCATTCAGGCTTTGGACGCTGCCAAGCAGGCGGTGCCTGCAGGTCAAGACCCGGAAGGGTTTGCGGACAAATATCTGGCTGGCTTCGATAAGCAAGCCGCGACTTTTACCAATAGCCAAGCGATCCAGAGTAATCCCTTTGCTTCTCGGATGTTGGGGCAAGGCATCTCGGAACTTCGCGCGACCCTACAGACCCACACGCTTGAATGGCAGGCCAACCAAGCGGTGGCGTATCGGTCCGACACCTTCGATAGCAACGTCAAGTCCCAAGCTGCGATTGTGGAAGCACATCCTGAATTGGCTGGACAAGTCGGCGCGACTCTAACCGATCAGGCGAATGCGATCGGCGGTGACCCTTCGGCGCGCTTAGCCAAGATGAAGGCGATGCACGATACGCTCACCATGGCCGCAGCCAATGGAGTGACTCGACAAGATCCGCGGGGAATGCTTCTGGCGCTGAAAGATCCTGATAATGCGCCAGCCAACTTGAAGCCCGTGATCTCCGATCTTTCGGATGCTCAGCGCGAAGCGGTTCGAGCGAAAGCGAACGAACATATGGGCGATGCGGTCTACACCGCCCTTGAGAACAATCAGTTCAGGCAAGCCCAACTGATGCTCAATAAGAACGAGGATATCTTAGATCCTAAGGCGGCCGAGACTTTACAGCGCACGATCAATGGTCAGGTCGAGATGCAACGTTCCATGGCTGATCGAGCGCAGAAGGATAGTTCTGATTCGCTTTTGAAGAACGCCATTCTGATGCAGAAGGATGGTCAATTGACTCCTTCGTGGATAGAAAAATATCACAATACCTGGGAGCCGCAAGCCTACGAATACGCCTACAAATTGTTGTCCGGGAAAGAAGCCCAGACCGATCCCCATGTCTACGCGCCGCTTCTACAGCGCTCGCTCGAAGGGGAAGATGTCACGAAAGAAGCCGAGGCTGCCTTCTATGCCGGGCAATTGAAGCAGGAGGACTATTCCAAGATCGTGGAGAAGTCTGATCTTCCCCGCGGCAACTTCGTGAAGAACGGCTCGTCCTACATAGAACAAGCCTTAAAGCCCTCTCCTTTGCTCTACAAGCCGGACGCGGCTTTGGACTATGCCAATGCCATGGATGACTACCATTCATGGCTCAAGGACAACCCTAAGGCGACCTCAGATCAAGGAATGAAGGAAGCGCGCAACATCGCGCAGAACTATGCCTTTGTGCAGGCGGATAAGGCAGTGACCTTCGGTCCGGTGCCGATGCATCTAGTCGGAACCCGTCAACAGGCTGATATCGGGGCCACCTGGCAACAGACCAAAGCAGCTCACGATTCAGGCGAGATGTCGGATTCTGAGTTTGCACGACAGTCGGCCCTGATCTTGAATTGGCAGTCCTACCAGGCGAAGCAACTGCAAAAACCGGCGCAGACTAAAACGCCATGAGTACGCCTGCCGAACAGTTAGATCAGCAATTTCAGGGAAGGCCCCCGCCGCTACCTCAGGCGCCTCCTACGACCAATCTGACCGTTGCGCCTTCCGGTATTCAGTCCGCCTATATGGCGCACACCGACAATATGCGGGGTGCTGCGGCCTCGGAACAGCTAGACGCAGCTTTCCCATCTAAGCCTGTTGCACCTGAAGCCAAACCCGCACCTGCTACCGAAGCACCTCAACAACCAGCCACGGTGGCGCCTGGCGGTCAAGTCGATCAAGCCGTCCAAGCCGAGATGCAGCGACTACAGCAGCCTGCTGAGACAGTTGGGGCGCGATTGGATAAGCAGTACGGCAAGGATCTGCCGAATGTACTGCGCGCTCGAGCGGAAGAAAATCTAGGTATCAAGCAACCTACGGTCTTGGATAAGGCTGAGGCGGTCGGAAGCGATATCGGCAGAGGCGTCGTTGAATCTCCCCTGGCTGCGGTGAAAGGCGTCAGGGATGCGTGGCAGTCAACTATCAATCTGATTGGCCAAGCGGTGAAGTTTGCTGGTCAGGAATTGCCTGCGCCGCCTCAGAGTATTCTTGAGGAATCCAAAGCCAGAAGCGCCTCAGCCGGTATCTCGGATGACCAAGGTTTTGAATTACCGAACCTCAAAGATCCCACCTCTAACACGGGGGAGGTCATCAAGAATGCGGTGCAATTCGCCGCAGGGATGCGATCTGCTGGGGGGCAACTTCGAGAACTCGGTATTGTCAGTAAAGCGGGTTGGGGAGCTAGAGGGCTGTCCGTCCTGAAAGGGTTCTTGGGCGGATTCGAAGCTTTTGATGGTCCTAGGCAGGATCTATCGAATCTCGTTCAATCTGTTCCGGCGTTGCGCAATCCGGTGAGTCAGTTACTTGCAGTTCAGGGGGATGATAGCAATGTGGTGAGGCGATTGAAGAGCGCAGCCGAAGGGACAGTGGTGGGTCAAGCCTTGGATTGGCTGGTACATGGTATTCAATATTTGCGTGCCGTGAATAATGCCAAGGCTGCGGCTGAACACGTTCAAGGCCTTGCCGCAGGAAACGAAGACTTAGGCGATAACATCGGTTCGCCTCAACCCTTAGCCTCGCTCGGCAATCATCTAGAAGATGAATCGAAGCCCTTGGTTTCTGCCAATTTCAGCGAAGCGAAAGCGCGTATGCAGGAGCAGCAACTCAGCACCGAAGGCATGACGCCTGAGGAAGTGGCCAAGATGGGCACTCCTGTGGGTGGCGCCAAGAACATGGTCAATGAGTTTTACGGTAAATCTGGTAAGCAAGTAATTGCCGTAGCCGATGATCGTATTCACTTTGCCGATGGCACTTCCGAGCCTGTTCCCGATGAGTTAAAGCAGAAGCCTTGGGAAGATGCAGATCAATTAGGGACTGCCGGAAGAATGGCGGCTAATGAACCGGGTGCTGCTAAGCAGATGCTAGATGAATTCCAAGGAGGGAAGGAGACTGCCCCGGTTGGCTTTTCTGGCTTTCGCGTCAACGGTAATGCGAATGTGGATCTTGCTACAGATCCTTTCGAACCTAACACCGCTCACTTGGAGATGATCAAAGCCGATGAGCCAGGCCAAGGACAGGGCACTGCGGCGCTTAAGCAAGTCACAGACTTGGCGGATAAGCATGGTGTGACGATGGAGCTGAATGCCGTTCCACAGCCGGGTGGTCCTTCTACCGAGAAACTGATGGAGATCTACGGTAAAGCAGGTTTCATCCCGAACTTGGAGAAAGGCGAGGCAGCGATGGTGCGCCCTCCTGCCTCGAAGGAACCTGGCATCTATGTGAACTTTGCTCGGATCAACGGACCCGATGATGTCAAGAATGCCATGGGCCAATTGGCAGATGCATTCAAGGACAACATCAATCAAGCGCGCCGTGGCGTGCAGACCTTCGAGGATACGAAGTTAGGGGCCGATGCGGTCAATGCCTGGGATACGCTCATGTCCAGGCGAGTGGGTGAACCACTGAATGCTGAGCAGTCTCTAGCAGCTCGGCAATTGTGGGCAACCTCTGCCTCCAAAACCTATGACTTGGCTAATGCGGCTGTCGCAACACCGACGCCTGAGAACCTTTTTGCCTTTCGCAAGATGCTCGCAACCCATGCGGCGATTCAAGAGCAAGTGATTGCGGCTCGAACGGAAACCGCCCGTGCTCTGTCGTCCTGGCGCATTCCTGCAGGCGCTGCGGATTATCGCATGGCGCAGATCATGGGATCACTCAAGGCCGAAACTGGACCTAACAGCGATGGCCTGCAAGTGGCGTTGGGAATGGCACAGCGGGTCAAGGCTTTGCAGGAAGCGGGCGATGTAGAGGGTTTGAATGGCTTTGTGGAGAAATCAGTCTATGCCAAAACTCGTGATGCTGCCCTCGAGGCTTGGACGAATGGTCTGCTTACCTCACCCCTCACCCACGTCAAGGTTACTGTCTCGAACGCTGCGACGGTTGCTCTACGGATCGGAGAACGTGGAATTGCCTCGCAGATATCCGGTGTCCTTGGCGATACTGATGGTGTTTCGGCGGGTGAGGCTGCCGCTCAATATTCTGGCCTGGTATCTGGTCTTAAAGATGCTTTCAGATACGCCGGGCGTGCGGCCAATGCTTTTCTGAATGAGGAACCCATCCCGCCATTAGGGAATGATCCGCTATCAAATGCCATCAAGGCCGCGAAGTCGGGTTCCTATACCGTAGGAGAAGATACTCCGGATCATCGGTTTGGCGGTGCGATTTCCTCGGACGCTTTCAACATGTCCCAGTCTGGCTGGGCGGGACAAGGGGTCGATTACCTGGGGCAATTGGTCCGCTCCCCTGGGCGCGCTCTCACTGCGGAACATGACTTTTTTCGTTCGATCGGCTATCGCATGGAATTGAACGCTCTAGCTACCCGCCAAGCCGCCCAGGAGGTCCAGCAGGGGTCGATTACCCAGGAGGCCATGGGCAGCAGGGTCCAAGAGATCATCGCCAACCCGCCCCCTCCCGTGACCGTAGGAGCCATTGATGGAGCTAAGTATCAGACCTTCACCGATGCCCCCGGAAAACTTGCCAATCTGATCGAACAAGCTCGGACCGATTTTCCGATGCTGCGAGTCGTTCTGCCGTTCTATAAGATCCCGGCTCGGATTCTGTCTTTTACCTTCGAGCGCTCACCGATTGCGCCTTTGATGTCTAGCTATCAATCGAGTATTGCGGCTGGTGGAGCTCGAGCTTCCCTTGCGCGCGCTCAGATGGGGCTCGGCACTTCCATCATGTTGGCAACGGCGGATGCGGTCATGTCAGGTCAGATCACGGGTTCCGGACCTCCGGACAAAGCCACCCGTTCAGCGATGGAGAATACCGGCTGGCTGCCCTATTCCATGAAAGTGGGGGACCATTGGGTACAGTACAACAAGCTTGAAACAGCAGGTTCCTCCATGGCGATGGCAGCCGACATTGTTGAGACGGCCAGGAATTACCATGCGGCGGTCAATGGGGATAATCCGGACATGGAGAAACTAGCGGTTGCAGGTGCCCTCTCGATAGCGCAAAACATCACCAGCAAAACCTATCTGCAGGGACTCTCCAACATGTTCGATGCTATCGCCAATCCAAAGACCGAAGGGGAATCCGTCGCCCGCTCTTATGCTGGGTCTTTGGTTCCTGCTGGAGTCGGCGCCATTGATCGGATGCAAGATCCCTATCAACGCACCGTCTATTCGATGATGGATGCTATCAAGGCCAAAACTCCCGGATGGTCAGAGACCTTACCGCCCCGCAGAGATGAATGGGGGCAGCCGGTGGAGCATGCTTCTGACTTGGGTAAAGCCTATGATCTGTTGTCTCCTTTCGCGACCCGTAAACCGAATGACTCGCCGATCGATAAGGAAGTGGCAAGGCAAGGTTTTAACGTTAATCTGCCTGAGTCCAAAGCTTCTTTTGGGGGTGGGGCGGTGATCGATCTGCGCAAAGATCCAGCTTTGTATTCGCGTTACGTCGAATTGGCCGGCAATGGCTACAAAGATCCCGCATGGGGCTTAGGTGCCAAGGATCTGTTAGACCAGATCGTGTCCGGCAATCATCCGCTGTCGAGTACATACAACATGAAATCCGATGGCCCTCAGGGTGGGAAAGCGCAGATGGTTCAGGGCTTGATGAATCAATATCGAGAGGGCGCAAGACAACAACTCTTGCAAGAGAATCCTAAACTTCAAACCGAAGTGGAGCAGATGCGTCAGAATGTGAACGCTCTGAAGATGCCGCAATGACCATACAAGCCTCTACAGTTCGTATTTCTTTCGCCTGCAATGGGTCTAGCACGGTCTTCCCTGTAAATATTCAAGCGTACTTAAATTCAGATTTCCTGGTGATTGCGACCAATGTAACTACCGGAACCCTAGTGGGAATAATTGCCGGCGCAAGCATCGCGTTGAATCTAAATAGCGATTACACGTTAGCCTCATCCGGCTCCCTGACCCCGACATTTTGGACGATGACAACGACCTTGACCTATCCGACCGGGATAGATTTACAAGTTATATTAAATCCCACGATCACGCAGCTTTCACAGTACACGCAAGGACAAGCATTCCCATCTCTTGTGGTGCAAACGAACCTTGATCGCCTAACGCAAATGGTGTTGAGGCGCAGCGATATTGAGTCTCGATCAATCGATGTGCCTGATGGGGATGTAAACCCAATCATGACATTGCCGGCTGCGGCCATTCGCGCCAATACCGCTTTGTTTTTTGATGCAAATGGTAATGTTATTACTGGAATCATTCCAACTACTGCTTTGACGCAATCGATATTCAATACGTTTCTTGCTACCGGTGCACCCACCACTCCGGCTATTGTCGCGCTGAATCAGGGTTTAAATGATGCTGATAATATCGTTACGGTCACGACCGCATTGGAGGCCGGCACCGCCACCAACATTGCTTTTTTCGGCGATTCTACTATGTGGGGCGCAAACGTTGCGAGTTTAGGCACTCAGGTGGGTACTCCACCGTATGCGCAGTGTGTTGGAGCTATCAACAATTTCTTCGGCAACACCGCAGCGACGGCGGTTAATTTCGCGATCTCTGGCACCACCTTGGCTGAGATGTTGGCTGGCACCGATGGTTCAGGTTTGACCTACGCACAGCGCTTGGCGAGCACCACGGCACCTCTGGTGTACATGAACCATGGGGTGAATGACGCGGCCGGTGGCGGTGGGCTACAAACGACACCTGCGGTGTATCACGCAAACCTGCTCCTTTGCATTCAGCAGACCCGCGCGGCGGGAAAGACTCCGATCTTTGTTACCCCTCATCCATGCCTAACCTTGGGAACATTTGGCAGCCAGTTTAGAGCCGAGACCACCGGTCGTTTTGCGCAGATCATGCGCGATGTGTGTACCCAGCATGGCATTACCTTGGTTGATAATTTCAAGTGGCTCACCTTCCTGATGGGTAATTTGCAAACCGTTTCCCAGGCGAACGTCAACCTGCCTTTATCGGTTCTTCCAGATGGGGTACACGGCCCTCAAGCGACCTACACATTTACCGGCAACAATTTGTGTGACGCTATTTTAGGCGGACAAGTTGAGAGCTTTCGAGTGCCCGATCAGCGCATTCCTGCTACTCGAGGAAACACACTGGCCACCAATCAGGCATTCGGAGCCTCTACATCATCGTATAATAGCGGCGCGGTGGTCACCGGCACCACTGGCGCGCAAAGCATGCGCGTGCTCTTTCGCACGGAGGTTCCTGGCCTGGATATCGCGATCATGAACGATATCTACAACTTGGGTGCGGGCGGCATCACGGTGAATTTGGACGGCGCGCAAGCGGGCGCGCTCGGCGCTAACTGGGCGCAAGCAAGCGTAGGTTTCACTGCGGCGGCGAGCTTCGTTCAAGATTTGGAAACCACCATCGTGCGCAATGTGCCCGCGGGGTTTCATCAACTAACGCTGAGCACCGCAGGCCCCAATGCGATTGTCTTAAACGGCCTTCGCAGCCGCATCACCCAGCGCATTATCATGTTGGGTACCGCTACCGAGGACATGGCGCAGCGCCAATTGCTCGCGCCGAAATTGCAGCTTGCCGCGGGCGCAACTAACAATGTGATCGTGATGACCGACACCGCCATATCGCGGTTCACTGAAAATCTCGAATTCGAGTGGACCGGCCAATTGACCAAGAATTCCGGCATGTGCGTTTGCGGTACCATCGGCACGACCACCGGAGCCCCGTCAACCGAACGGCTCTTGACCTTTGGACTCGGCGGCGCGGGCTTCGCGACATTGAGCGAAGCCACCGCTCCTGCGACCTACACCGTGACGGCCTACGATGCGGTGGACCATTCCGCCGCATCGCACCTGTACCGCGTGATTGTCACGGCGGTCAACACCGGCACCGCGCAGATGTTCGTGGATGATGTGTCGGTCGGCACCATTGCTTTGACGCAGCACTATTACGGGGGCTGGTTGGGATTTTGGAAGAACTTAAACACGGATAATATTATTTTGACGCAAATCTGCCGGGTATGGCATTACTGATATGGCTGTTAAAAATCCCGAATTTATGGCAACGGCTTCCAGCCACGTGATGTGATGAGCACCGATGCCCGCGAACTGACCGAGGATGAAATATATGACCAGGAAGGACGCGCCGACCATTACGACCGGTACCAGATGAAGATCATACAAAACGGTAGTTTTAACGGTGTCAAAAATGCGGTCTTCCTGGCTTTCGTTCTGGGAGTGGGCGCGGTCATTTGGACGCAGCAATCGACCAATGCGGAATTCAAAGCGCAGATCGCGGTCCTTCAGCTCGAGTGTCGCAACAATGCCAGCCAGCGGGTGCTTCATGACTGAGGCTATTCAAGTTGATGAATCGATCTACACGGAGTCCGGTAGTACTTCGAGTGCCAAGGCGGTCGTCAACGATAGATCCAAGGGGTATATTCTAGGCACCTTGCTCGCGCTCAGTATCTTGACCAACATCGGCTGTTTCTGGGCAATCAACAATGATGCGAAGGAGCAGCGATTGAAGCAGTACGATTTGGATGACTTCAAATCCCGAGGTTTCGCGGACTTGAAGGGTGAAGTGGCAATGCACGATAAACTCATCACCGCGTTTATGGGTTGTAAACGCTAGGGAGAAGGACCATTAGCGGCGGCGGCGGACATATTATCCTTTCGAGTACTCAAACGACTCTCACGAATCCTTTGGTGAGCGGTCAACTGCCATCCTATCTACAGGCATGGATCGCGCCATTTATCAACGAGGACCCTTCGACTTGGGACACGCAGGCGAAGTTTGCTGCGGCGGCTGTATATTCGTGGGCACTCTGTAATTGTGTCTGAGGAGGTTCCGTTACGCGAGCACCTAGAGAAGCTGATCGAGGAGCAGGACAAACGTGCTGCTTTAGCGTTAGCTGCTTTGAACAAAAGCAAAGCCGAGATGATCAGCATGGTCGCTTTGATTGTGTCTTTACTGACGGCGGCTGTAGAGTTCTTTAGGAAATGACCACCCTAGCTGCACGTCTGTTTGCCCAGCGCGAAGGCTTCGGGATAGCGGGCGATATGCCTACCCGGTTGAACAATCCTGGCGATCTGAGGCATGCTCCTGGGGCTAGTCACGAACCCGGAAACCCTGACGGAATAGGTTCGTTCAAGACGGTAGCAGAAGGGTGGGCTGCGCTTGATCGGCAACTGGGTCTATACGCGCAACGAGGCCTAACCGTCCAACAAGCGGTGTATCAATTCGCCCCACCGAGTGAGAATGATTCGGCTGCCTATCTACAATTCATCTGTAAAGGCTTAAACTGCCTTGCACAGACACCGATGTCAGTAGCGATTAAGGTAGGAGAATCATGGACCCCCTCAATCAAATCCCCAAAACCAACTGGGTCCCCAGCCAGTCCATCGTCGGCGGTAACACCATCGGCGGTACCGTCGCAGTCCTTGTGGTCCCGTTTATCATCCCCTTTTACCCGAAAGGCGTCGATCCCATCACCATCAGTCTCGCCTTCGGCGCCCTCTGCACCTTCATTGCCAGCTATCTCATTCCAGACGGTAAACCCAGGAGTTAATTCTATGGCCTCGACAGTGACACAACAGACGATTTTGACCATTTTGGAGGGCGATCTACTGGGGGCAGTTGCAGGGCCGCTGGAGACCTTCCTAGTGAACGTGAAGGCTAATCCGCTGGGTGAGCCCGGATATTGGGTGCAGCTCACCGGGGCCTTGATGGCCGCGGCACCGAGCCTTGAACTGACCGGGATTCAGCAGATTATCACTGCGTTGCAAGCAAAGCTCGCGGCAGTGGTGGCGGCTCAGAAGACGCCTGCTGCGTGACGGTCCGAGCGCAATTCGTTCTTGCGAGAGGGTTTTCTTCCGCCCTGATCCAATTAGGCGGCGGGGGCACAAAGGCGTTGGGCTACTCCCACGTCGATATCGTGCTGCCTACCGGTGATCTATTGGGGGCTAGGACCGACTATCCCGTGAATGGCCAGACAGGGGTACAGATCAGGCCTTGGGGGTATGGGAACAAGAACTGGATCCGCCGTGACGTATTCCAGCTTGCTTCAACTCCAGATCAAGAAAACGTCTTCCTGAACTTCGCCAAGGAACAATTGCACAAGCCCTACGATAAGCTCGCGATCGTCGCGTTCTTCACGGATCGAGACTGGCGAGACGATGAAGCCTGGTTTTGTGACGAATTACTTTTGGCCGCAACCGAGAAAGCGGGTCTTTGTCCCTCTTTGTACCTCCCCACCAACAAATTCACCCCCACGGGCGCTGCCTGTATCTGGAGCGCCCTCGGGGCGAAAGTTCTATGAAAACCAAAGACAAGATAGAGGAATTGGAGAAGCGCATTCGGGAACTTGAAGCGCGTCCTGTCTTCGTTCCGGTATATCAGCCGATCTATGTTCAGCCTGCTGCTCCCTACCCTCATCCCTATATCCCTCACTGGTATCCGGCGCATTGGGGACAAACGATCTGTGGAACCGGCGTGGGAATCGCGCCCCAATGCGGAACGCTGGAGGCCAATTCATTTGGAACCACAGCGGGTATCCCTGTAGGCTATCTATCATGAAAGCATTTCTTCTGTGTTTCTTATCTGCCTCTGCCTCTGCCGCAGCGCAGACCACTGTAACCCCCGCTCCCGTCGCTCCAGCCGCAGTGTCATCGCCGCCTCTGACGGTTACGGTCACGGCCACAACGGTAACTATCACAGGGGGCGTCTCTCCGGTCACCATCCCGGTCCCTGCGCCGACTTGCACGATACCCCAGCCCAATCCCACTACCGCAACGATCGCCTGTCCTAGCGGCTCCACGGGGTCTTGGGTACAGACCACGAGCTATGTGGCTGCGGCCTATCCTGCCTGTTGGACACCCCAGGTAAGCCCCACCTCAGCACCTGCTGGATCGTGTGTCACCAATACGCTGGCTGATGCAGTCGTAACTACCGGCGGGGTGAACATTCTCGCAAGCACCACCGTCAACTGGGACTACGGCAATATCAGCCAAGCCGGTCCAATCACTTATGCCGGTAAGGCAGCGTGGCAGATGTCAGCCTGTACCTCGGCTGTCACGGCAACCACTCAGAAGTGCAGTAACGTTCCCGCGGGAGGGGGTGGAGGGTGGCTGAATCCATTCCCGTCGCCCAATTACCTGAACCTCGCTGGATACAATTACGTAGTCGTGACGTTGGCGGCTACTCGAGCGGGGCAAGTATGGCTCTTGGGTCAGCCGTTCATTCCCAACACCGCAACTGCTTCAGATCAGCCAGTCCCAGGAACACTGAGTGTCACGTTGAGCGGCTCGAACTGCTCTCCCGCGCCTGCTCCCGGAGTGTGGAGCGTGTGTAAGATTCCTCTGCATAGCGGCGGGGTGAACTTACCGACCGGCAGCCTCGTCATTATGAAGCAAGGTATCCAAGATCAGATTAACTCATCGGGAAACAATCCAACCTTGGGTGCCGGGAACATCTGGTACATCGCGGATGTGAGATACACGGTCAATTGATTCCTATGCTCCATGCTCTCCCCCTCCGCTGGAATGTGACGGAAGCGGTTGCGACACATCCAGACCTCCGCAATGGACGCATATCGTGCGCCCCATTAAAGTAGGGCGTGGAAGCGATCCACAACGCGGGCAGCGGGCTATCGTCACAGGATCAATGTCACGCGTGATCGTTTTCCCATCGAACTCGCGCTCAATCTTGTCGAGAACAGCGCGTGCCGCCTCAACGTCCTCGGCACCCGTGATCAGTGCAGTATGATCAATTCCAGGGCCGGTAATGCGAACCGTATAGGTCATGACTTTCCCCCTCCATCGGCTTGAGACCCGGCGTCGGCAAGCAACTTGTGTCCGAGCGCCGCGACCTGGGTGATCTCCCGATCAAGAGACTCCATGAAATTCGCAGCGAGTAGGAGTATCTGCACATCCTTGCCAGCCTGCATGTGTGGCCAATGGCCCAACACCGGGCGCTTGCCGATTATGTCGGCGATGCGGCGCACTTCGGCTGTCAGTTTCGCACTTCTGCTCATTTGACACTTCCATCGGCTTTAATACCGGCTTTCACCTGATCCACACCCTGGGGTCTATATCCGCAAAAGCGAGAGCAAAGACAAGAAGTAAGAGCAGATAGCGGGTTTAGCGTCCAGGAGTCTGCGATCTCGATCAGTCTAGGTTTCGACATCTGTGTCACCCGACTGTGCCAACACGGCATCGATTTCCCCGAACAGCGTATGTGGGTTGTAGCCTTTGCGAATCTTGCGTAGCGCCGCTTCCAACTGCTCGATGCGCCGCTCCTGAGATGCAATCCAGCGACTCGCTTCCTCGAATGTCATGGCGACTAGCTTCTCGCTCATTTTGTTTCCTTTGCAGGTTGTGTCACTGGTAATGGATGGCTATGAAATTTTCGCCCATGCTTCACGCGCTGCTTACCTTGGTTCTTTTGTGGTTTTATCTTATTGCTCATAATCTTCTCCATTTTCTATTTCGCCGACCTATTTAGACACCTGGTTGGCGAGTCGGTGTGATAGAACTATGTGCCTCTGACAAACATTCTGCGACCTGCAAATACGTTAGGGGAAACCCTTAAAGATGGGGGCGTTAGTCCACACAGTTCCATTTATGGATTCATAACTAGTGGGTAGCCCCCTTTGGGTTAATTCATTTACTCACAGTCTTTTTCCACCTGACAGCATCTCATTAACCCGCACCAAGAGTGGGGGCCTTTCGAACTGAAATCACACCCCGTTTCAGCAATTCCGCTTGAGTCCTCAGCACTCCTTCGGCGTGCCACAGTCTCAACAGGCTATGCGCGTACTTGGTCTTGGTCCGTCCATCGACCGCCGCATGACACGCATCACAGCCCCAGGCTAAGAAAAGGTCATCAGGTTTCATGCTCACCCCACACATCCCCGCTAGGCGATAGTGACAGCCGACAGTCGTTTCGGGGTTGGAGTTACATACTTCGGGCACCCTAATGGTACAGTCCATGCCTCGGGCTAGCTTACGTAGGTTCACGCCTTCCTCCGGCTCGCCTCGATCGAACGCCATACATCAATCACGATCTCCGCACGGCTCCTACGGGCCTTCAAGGTCTCGAAATCCAAGGTAGCCGCCACGTAGTCCTTATCCGCGTCGATCACGTCCCCGTGGGCTTCTGCGGCGGCCTTGCGGGCCTCTACGCCCCCTTCCTGGGTGATATACACCCGCGCTCTGACACGCTTGCAGAGGATTTCAGTCTGCATAAGGCGCGTTTTGGCCTCCGCAAAGCGGATATCAGTCTCCGCTAGGAAATCCATCGCTGCCTCCATTTTAAGGGCGTCGATCAAAACTTGCGTCCTGCGTTGTCAATCGCCCGATCTGCTTTCTGCGCATTGCGGGCCAAGCTAATGAGCGCTTTCCAGGCGTTGCGCTTTGCAGCATCCATTTGACCGGAAGCTGCCACATACAAATCCTCGTCCTTCACCAGTACCCGGTCATGGTAATCGAGGGCTGAGAGGGCTTTCTGCCGTTCGTCGTGGTCCCCGTCAACGGCGGCTTTCGAGATAATGGCAATCATCTCAAGTGCTGTCGCGCGGGCCTTATCGACTGGAACGCTTTTACCCAAATCGCCCCTTGGGCTATGGGGTTGGCTCAATCCAGGGTTTCGGCCGGAAGCCTGGTTACCGTCATCATCGACCTGGGCAATCCCAATCAGCGGACACAGCCCATAACGCCTTCCATAGGTCAGAGCAGATCCCATGCCTTGCGGAGAGGCATCGCGAGGGATCATCGGAAGTTCGCTCGAGATCCATTGACCAGAGGAGTGGAACAGAGTCGTGACCACAACCAGTTCCTCGGTATCGACCTTGTAGGCCGTCACTTCGCCGGTTTTCTCGTTCTTCGTTTCCCACTCGATGGTCACCGCTTTGCCGCGTTCCGTCGTTTGCACGACCGATAGACCGTTCTCTGACAGAGGTTTGCGGGCCACATCCCAACAGGAAGCGAGGTCCGCATACTTCGATGAGAAGAACGGGTTATCGGAGTCCTTGAGAGCTCCGGTGATCTGCCCTTGCGCAATGGCCAGAGCAGTGACCAATTCGGTGATATTCTCGCTGCGGTTCATTCTGTTTGTCTCCTCAATAAGCCACAATCGCTATCTGCGGCGTTGATTTCGTCCATTTTCAAGTCCTCCGCCAATCTGCGCAGTCCCAGGAGGCGCTTGAGCGAGAGGATTTGGCGTTCTAAGTCGGCGATGCGCTGGTCCTTTTCGATCAGATCGCATGACGCTTGCAGCAATCGAACAGTGTGCGATGGGTTCATGGAATTTCCAGCGATGTAGTTTCCAGGATGGTCTCATCATCAAGTGGGTGTATAGGCATCAATTTGCAATCCGCGCAGAATGGCCGCATTGTGAGTCTTTTGCTAAATTCCCATTGATGCATGAGATCTCGATCAATAACCCAGAATGGCCCCACCTTTTCATCCAAACGATTTATCCGCATATCAGCTAGGCGCAGAACGGTAACCACTTTTCCAATGTTCTCTGGACGGCCGCGGATTACCATTGCCATCTCACCCGGTTTGCAGTTCATCGCTGATCTCTGATCCGATTGAACGCCGAGATAGAGCATCGCGAGTCAGGCACCGGCCTCTCGAACTTCTTCCAATCGCGCTTGTTCGGCCTCAAGCCCGCCACCAGCACGATCAGCACGCAGCAAAATATTAGCCCCACCATCACCCAGGCCATACCGGTGGAGAAGGTCATGAGACTTTCGCCAAAGCTTGAGTCAAATCCTCGCCCATCTGTTTGCCGCCTTCGAGCTTGCCATCAGCAAAGCCTAGATCGTAGGCTACTTGAATGGCTGTGCTGCGATTCTCGGCAGTCGAGAAAGGATGGTTTGCAATGCTTCGAGCCTGCTCCAATAATTCCGCGCTAGTTTTCGCCATTGTCACTCCTAGTACCAATATTCCGGGTCCAGCATCTGATCTTCAGCGCGCTCTAGGGCGAGATCAGCGGCGTCTTCGCGATCTGCGTCAAGTTCGTCAGCCTCAGCCGTACGTTCTTCCGGTCCATCAGGTGCGGTCATGGCACATTTCCTTTTGGATTATTCTGTGGCGCGTTACGAATCGACCAAGCCCTCAGTCGATCAACAGGTTCCTTGCCATGCGGGCCGCGACAGCCGCAGATAAGGCATTCGACCCAGCCGCTCATCACGGTGCAGTGATCGGAGCCGCAGAACGGGCATGGCTTGAACGGCACTTCCTCCATTACTTCTCTCCGGATGTATTTTGTAAGCCAAGTTCTGAGCGACCAGAATTGATCTTCGATAATCGAGCACCGCTCGGAGAAAAATAAGTCGGGTCCAATGCCCAGCGCCCGGAGCCGTCGAGGAATATGCACTCGTAGCATTTGCCTGACGGGGAATCGGTATGCGACATCAAATCAGAATCGATGCGCACCTCATATTCTTTGCCGGAGGATGGAGCCTTGAAGTTAACCACTTCTCCCATTGACCAGCCGAACAACGATCCATCCATGCCGGGCTGCCAATTATACCCGCTGAGAAATATATTCATGATTGCGGTCCTTCTGAAGTATCAGCAGCGTCAAGTTCCTCTTCGTCGTCTCTTCCTGAGTACTCGCGCTGACTCTTACCACAGCCTTTGTCCAGACAAACTGTGGGTGTCTCGCAGCCATTGCAGAGCGATTCGCAACGACATTCCTCGAAGCCGCAACCCTCGCACCATGTGTCATTGATCGGCAGGTCTTTGTTGGTCATGGCACATTTCCTCCTGGATTAGACGTTAAGCCGCTCGCGGGAAATGTTTGCGAACTTGGATCTTGCGATCCTGCACTTCCTTGTCCATGAAGCACACGGCCGGCCCGCGTCGGTAGAGGTGCCACGCCAGGTTGTAAGCAGCCCCGTATTGCGCGCCAGAGAGTCCCAGCGCCGAGATCGTCGGTACCTTGAACATCGCCTCGCGCAACTCATCGCTGACCTTCTCCCAGCCTTTCTTGTCGCCCTCCTTGGGGATTGCAACGGTATTGGTGAGAAGATGGCGCAGAAGCTCGGCCGTGGTGATCTGAATGCACTGCTCGTAGCCTGGGCCAAGTCCGCCCATCTCGATGCTCCATACACCTTGGCCAGTGTCCCAGCGCTTGAGCCATTCGGCTGCGTCCGCGCCGTAGAATTCTTTCGCTTCGTCAGCAGTCATTGTCACGGTTGTTCTCCTTTGGATATATCAGCTTTGTCCAACTCTTCCTCATCATCCGAGCAGTTATCGCAGATCCAGGTTTCAATCTGGCATACGATAATGGTGTGGGTACCGGGGCGCTCGTCACAACAATCGCAGTTAGCGGTCATGGTGCATCCGTTCTTTGTGCAGGGGAGCATGCTTCGTCGTACTGCCGAATTCCCCACGACAGCGCGTAGCAGCACCAGACAAAGCGATAGGTGTACTCGTCCGAGTTGCACTCCCAGAAGTCTGCGAACTTCGTTCCGTCCGGCCCTTTGAAGCTCATTGCAGCCGAGTAGGCCTCATGCTGGTTGTCGTGAGCCTTGTCCATCACTTCGTACTTGGCGGCTCGCCTGTCGCGGTCAGAAGCCTCCCTATCATCCAGATGGCGCTGGACGTGTTCAATAAAGCGCTCTGCGCTGTATTCTCTGACGCCGTCGCGATCCCGTGCCTCGACCTTCTCGCCCCAATAACCGAGATTTATGTGCAGCCCTTCCTTGTCGGAGCGGAAAAACTCAAACATGTCCGGGATGCGGCTGAAAACGTAGCAACCCATGTCGCCCGAAAACGCCAAGTAGCCGGGCCATGTGACCAGATCGAAGCGGTAACAGTTCGTGCCGGGTCGAGCAAAAGTCATGTGCCGATAGACACCTTCGTCTTTGCGGATCTTGATCTCATGCTTGGCGACGTCCTTCAGAAAACTCTGTTCGGTCGGCTCACGTTTCATTTGGCTGCTTCCTTCGCATCAGCGTCCATAGATAATCTCCCCTGCCAGCGTGGCGATGATGATGGCGAGCGACAAAAGCACTGGCCAGTCGTGTTTGAGAAGGTCGCGCATTGCCTAGCGGATCTCAAATACGGCTTTAGCAATGATTTCGCGAGCCGCAGTCACAGATGTACGGATGCGTTCATTTGCTTTAACCACTGAAAGAACGTCATCCGATGTATACGTATTTGCGTGATCCACATCGACATAAGCCGCCACACATTCTCTCAATGCCTCAAGTAAGGCGGGAGCAGCGGCGATAAGGCGAGCATTGGCTTCACATTCGTCGAGTTGATCGTGGCTCATCCCTTCTGCGAAAGCTTGAGCAATTGCACCGCGCGTTGCTTTGTCATTGTCGAATACGCGGATTGATACTGACATCTGCGTATGATGCCCGACCCGCCACGGCCCTGGAGTGTACGGTATCTGTGTTTTCAATTGTGCATTCATCGTCTCTCTCCGTTGTGTTGATCGACCGTAAACGACAGCATACACGAACTTTTACAAAGTACAAGTCCCTTGACGTACAATATTTTTGCTATAGAATGGCACTATGTCAATGAAAGTCTTGCAGGCAGCGATCGATGCTACATCCCAGGCGGATGTTGCAAGGCAGCTAGGAATCAGCCGACAGCGGCTCAATAACTGGCTGAGGTTCAAGAAACTGCCGGATGGCTGGGCTTTCGGGATTGGAGAAAGGTTGAAAGTCAATGGACGTAGAGGCGCTAAAAGCAATGGCTCGTGAGAACGTGCTGGACTTCGATGTCTCGCAGCTCCCATGCGGGTTGCTGGCGCAGTATTTCTATAGCCTGCTCGCGCAGGTAAAAACAGGAGGATTGTATGGCAAGCAATAGTAAGTTGCGTCCGCACGGATGCAGCAGTTCCAACAAAGAGGCAATGCCGGACGATACGGCATTGTGGCTCATTCGTGATTCCGTCCAGAAGCGCGCTGGCTTACTTTATGGTCAGCTAAGGAATGGTCATGGCGAATACTGCGCCATAGGGGCTTTTTGGGAAGATCATCCTGGCGTGACGCTACATACGGCATTGATCGACGAGGTAGCGGCGGTAAATGATTCTGTCGGTCCCAGAGCATTACCAGGGACCCGATGGCGGAAGGTCAATAGTTGGCTGCGCTTTAAGATCAAATCTTTGGCTGCTCGCGCATGAAACACGTCTGGCGCTTGCAGAATTTCGACTTTCACGTTAAGCGCTATCGTTGCCAGAACTGCCCCATGCAAAAGATCATCCGTTCCCCCGGCGATGCTCATCCGTATACCCGCTATCGGGGTGCGACAGGGGTAGAGGTAGAGAGGGCGGGAGAGTGCCGTGGTTAAGCGCTTTCAATGGGATGAGAATGAGGGTGGCTGGTGTAGCCCGGACGATGGTGAGCAATTCGCGCCTCAGGAACAGTTAGTGAGGGCCTCTGACTACGATGTATTGTGCGCAAAATATCGGGCCGCGCTCGAATGGGCTGTGGCATTGCGCGAATTACTAAATGACATGGGCGAAGATTTAGCCCAGCGTCATCACAAGGACAAGTACCGAGTTTACCAGATCTCACCGCAGACTGTTTTAGCTGCGCGCAAAGCCATTGGCTACGACATGGAGGATGAAAATGCACCTACTCAAGCCCGGCTCCCATAATTTCCGCATTGTGCGCCATCTAGCGGGTGGTCGGACGCTGACTAACGCTGCTGCTACGCGAATGTTCGACTGCTTTTCGCTTTCAAGTCGCGTGAGCGAACTACGTCGCCGTGGATGGAAAATCTTGAGCGAGCGCACCCGGTTGAAGTCGGGGAAATTCATTGCAGTTTACCGGATGGCGTCATGAGCCGTAAACCTTCCTTGGAAACCGAGGTCAAGAACCTGCGTCGCGAGCTCAAGCGCCTCAAAGAAAGTGAGAAGCTTTGGGTAACTTATCGATCTCGCGCGACGCAGGCGGAGCAACAATTAGCCGAGTGGCGCCAGCGTTTCGATTTCCTATTAGCCATTTCGAAAAAAGAAAGTGATTATATCAAATCCTTGGCCCCAGAGCGGGCCCCTTGAGGAGCGATGAATGATATATGGAGGCTGTATTCCCTTATCCGACGAACTCGCGCAAGCCAGAGCCAATATCCGTGAACTCGAAAACCAGTTGTGCCGCATCGCCAAAACTATAGGCAAGGATGCGACCGGTGCCCCTGAATCCGATCGAACCATTGCAGGTGCGACGATTGCGCGAATTATGGATCTCGATGCGGCATTACGAGCGGCTAGAATCTCACATCATATCTGCGAGGATTGCTGGTATTCGTGCCCTTTAAGTTCCGAGGGCTGCTGTGACGAACGCCAGATCGAATGCAACTGCGGAGCCGAAGAACACAATGCAGCAATTGATGCTGTTCTTTCATCTCCTCCCCCGAAGGGGGAGTGAGGAGCGAAATGAGCGAGGACTGGGAAGCAATTCGCGTCATGGGCTTCTGGTACTGGTTGTGGTGCCGAACCGGAGGCTATCGAGCCTTTATGCGTTTTGTGCACCGCTTCAACTGGCATCACTGCAAGGTCCTCAATCTAGATCCAGACGGATCTCAGCTTCATTGGTGTCGATGGTGTGGTCTGCGATATCAGTCTTTGAGGTTGTTCATTGCGCGCCGAACATTCAATCTTATCAGGTGCACGGAATTGATTTCAGTCATTTCCAGGCTATCGATGCGACTCCACAAATGGTGACTCACAAAATCCAGCGAATGGAGGATCTGAATATCTTCGCTGTGGTCGGCAAGACTGAGCAAGTGCTGATCGACAAAGCGGATATGTCGGTGGTCGATCACTTGGAAGCCATTAAGGCCCTCCAATCTCAAAAACAGCGAGAGATTCGTGACCGATTGATGAAGGAAGGCCGACGCGAGGACCGATATCAGGACTCTCCGCGCATGCATTTAGTCGCTCAATTGGTTCATTACGATGAAGCCGCGTAAGTCTTGCAATATGCAAAATCTAAGCGCTAAAATACAGACGCCAGCACGAGGCTGGCGTTGTATGCGGTTACAAGCCGCTGCAATCAGTGTTACGGGCACCGATCACGGGACAGAGGCAATTCTAATGACCTCGATCCAAAAGTCAAACCCTCTCGCTGATTCAGCCCGCATATCGTCAGTGCTCACGAAAGCATCGATTAGCCGAAACCGGCTAGGCGCACAAGAAACGGTTATCCGGGCTCCGGTGAGCCACTTACGACCCGGCCTGTATGGGACCTATCAAGGACGGTGGGAGCAGAGACACTATCTGCGGGGGACCCGAGTACCGAAGGGATATGAACCTGAGGGAAAGGGCTTCAGCTTTGCCTGTAAGTTACTGAGAACATTTATGAATCAGTCAGTTTGGGAAGAGACGACGCCCGGATTTGGGAAGCTGGTAGAGCGGCTTACTTGTGCAAAGGCAGGTGTCAGCAATGATTAGCTTGTGGCTCGATGATATTCGCAAAGCGCCCGATGGCTGGACACACGTCAAAACCGATCAGGAGGCCCGCAGGCTGCTGGAGCGCGATGAGGTATGGAATGCCAGTCTTGACCACGATCTAGGCGCGTGCGCCGAATGCTTGGACGGCATGAGTGCTGAGCAATGGTTGGACAGATCGGCTTTTCAATCCATGCCGAACTGCGATCATTTCGGTACTGGCTACACGCTGGTTTGCTGGATGGAGGAAACCGGTCATTGGCCAGTGAATAAACCGGCCGTTCACTCGCGAAATCCGGTGGGGCGCGAGCGTATGCAAATCGTTATCGACAAACGCTTTCCCTCGCAAAGATTATCGAAGTAACTATGAGCTTTACCTATTTGATTCGCATCGGAGAGAAAGCATGACTGAGACTGAGACTGTGACTCGCCTTCGCCGAGAGATTCGGTCCGCTTTTGCTGAATACGTGTATAGCGAGGGTTGCGATTGCTGTAGCGATGTGAAACGCCATGATGCAGCTGCTGCGCGTTTAGGTAAGTTGCTGCGAGTTGAGCCCTATGCGGACGGGTCCGGCTACGATTTCAGCAAATATCGTGATGTTGGAGAGAAAGCATGAGCGAGTGGCAGCCTATCGAGACAGCGCCGATTGAGGCATTCAAAAAGGATGACTGGTTCATGGCACACAGTGAATCTTTGCTTTTGTGGGACGGATGGCCTCGGATCGGCACCTACAATTTCACCAAGAACGGCAAAGGGCGATGGAAAACTGATGACGGCCGTGTGTGCAATCCCAGTTGGTGGATGCCCCTCCCTTCGCCCCCAGGGGAGGGAAAATGAAACGGATTCGCAGAGGCAAGGAAATCGAGATTCCGCAGCAGTGGGTGGGCCGCACTACGCATTCTCAAACCATTCGTAAGCGCCGTAGCAAGCTAACGCCGCAGCAGCGCTCGGTCCAATCTCACCCATCTAAAAGCGGTGACTACTTCACGAAAGAATATTTGCGATACAAGCGTTTTGGATATGTTGCGCCCCCAGGGGAGGAGGTATGAGCGATGATCGGCCTTTAGTGACCATTCGCGCGTATAAACGAGGCCCTTTCTGGGATTTGGAGCCCCTCACGAAAGGTCCCATTGATAACGGCCTTTATTTGATGTTGCCGCTCGATAGTTTTGCTCAAGCGGCTGATATTTGCATGGACATTGGGCGAGGTATGGCTATTCGAAATAATGCGCCCCGAGGGAAGGCGACGTGATTACCACGATTGAATGTTGTCCCAGATCGGTAACCCGACATATCTCGGCGATCGCTGATGAGCCACTGGATCGCGTACTTCCTCATCCTGGCACGGGAGAGGGCTGGGACTTAGGAATTCTAGCCGATTTTGCGCCCCCAGGGGAGAAGCCGTGACGTGGAGCGAACATCTGGCCATCGGCGTCCACGAGTCAGGATGGTATACCATTCGCCGGGAAACCTACGATTACTCAATATGGTTCAAACAAGCTCAGGTGTTCAAGCGAATCGGCCGCTCCACCAGCCTTTCGGGAGCTAAGAATGATGCAGAACAGCATAGAGCTGCGCATCCATGAATGACAGAAGCGAGAACTTCGTGTTTGGCTCGCTGCTTGGAGTTTTCATGATGTTCGGTATCTTAGTGATCGTCGCAGCGATGCATCAGAGCAATAAGCTCAAAGAGCGGTGTGAGGCTGCTGGTGGGATCTACGAGTACGGGCATACCAATTACCGCCGCCAAAGCTATTCGGATCTGTGCCTGCGTAAAGACGCGGTGATTGAGCAATGAGCTACCAGCGACGCGAATCTAAACGCGATAGGAGCGAGCCTGAGATCGTTCAAGCCCTGGAGGCTGCTGGGGTGCGGGTATGGCGAGATCTGCCCGTAGACCTCCTTGTATACCGTTCTGCATGGGGTCCTGGCTGGTATCGATGCCTGGAGGTTAAGACACCTGGGGAACCTAAGCATTCTGCCAAACGATGCAAGGCACAGGATGAGTTTATCCGCGATACTGGTGCAATTATAGTAAAAACGCCTAGCGAGGCTTTGGATTTTGTGACAGGAGTCAAGCCGTGAACGAAAAAGACCTTCCATTTCGATACCGTACCGGTAACTTCGATGACCGTCCTTTGACGAGAGCTGAGAATATCAAGGTCACGCTGGTTTTGATTGTGGGGATTGGGGTGTGGGTGGGAATTATGGTGTGGTTATGGAGTTAAGTTGGGGCTGGCAAACGATCACCAGCGCAATGCTGTGGAAATTGACGCCTGGCGGTCTGATTCTGTTCCCGCAGGACTTAAACGCCCTTCCCCATGATCGGGTGATGCTCGAGGAACGGCTCCCTGATAGGATCAATCTGTCATTCATCACCTTGAAGGAAGCCTATAGCCGAACTCATGCCGAGAAGGCTGAGGTACGCGCGACTACCGACAAGTTAGTCGGTCGCTGGAAGCAAATAGCTGCGGTGATGTGCTGGAAGATTGCGAAACAAGGGGTTACACTGACTGAATATGATCGGCAAGCCGTTCCAACTGATCTAATCTTGATGACTGCCGGCCATCGCTTAGGGGTGGAATGGCAGTTTATCCACAGGAACGTAGCTCACAAGCAGCGTTTGGCGATCTTCGAACAGGAAGGCAAGGACATCATGGAGCGACCTCATTGAATCGCAGGGGTTTTCTTAAACTGCTCGCTCCCGCTGCCGCGATTCTGGTAGCACCCGAATTACTGCTTCCGCGGAAAACATTCTTTTTGCCGCCAGTTGGCGGATGGGGCCATACTTTGACTGTGGCCGATTTGCGCCGATTCAAGGAAATGATGATTCGCGAGGCGATGTTGATCCCTAATCCGCCGGTGGCGTATTTCAATGATCGTATTTGGGTGGCTCAAGGCCAAATGATTCATACCTCGTCCGCGAATGTTCAGCCCATTGAAATCCAAGGGATGATCAAGCGTTATACCGGCTTCGATCTTGCACCTCCCGGTTGGCCTAGCGAGTGGCCTAGAGCATGATTAGACAGCCAAACTTGATCCGGGATCGCGTCCTCTCCCTCACCGTCGAGCTGATGCGCCGCTTACACGCATATACCTCAGCCCTTCCTGAATTCGAAGCCGATGTCCTGCCAATACTCGAACATCCCCGCCAGTTCGATACCGCGGCCGAGATAGCCCAAAGCATCATGGCCAAGCTCAATGGTGAAACCCAGCCGATCAACCGATTCGACAAGACGCGCCGCGCATTGGCCAAGAAGATGCCGAAGGGACCGCGCGGTGTGGCAAAACGATTGGGAAGGCCCCCTAAGATCGAGGCTCCGGCTGAGGTGATCGTATGATCGGCGAGAACGGTCAAACTCGGGTGAAGCGCAAATACACCAAGCGCAAGACGATCGAATCGACTGCGAAACGCAATTTGCCACCGCTAGACCCCTTCGCCGCTGCCAAAGAGGCTGACGCCCACGCCCAGGAGGGCAACCGCAAGCTCTGTATGGCTGTGGATGCCCTGCGTAGCGGCCTAGAGACGATTGTGGTGGCCGAAATGGACCGGCAGACCGGACTGCCCACCACCACGGTAGACCTGCGTAAGCTCGCGGTAGAGGCTTTGGAGGCCTATAGCCAGATCACTGGGCAGAACTGGCGCAGAGCCAAGCTCACAGGTCCTAGCCGAGCGGGAGACCGGAATCAGGGATCGCTGAAAGATCAGGGGTATGACGATCATGAGTGAAATATCGGTGCCCCAATTGTTGGAAGCGTTGGATTTCTATTCCAAGTCTCCCGATGGCCAGTATGATCGTTTGGCGGTGGACTTGATTGAACAGGAACTAGCGCGTCGTCCGATGACGGCTACCGAAGTTCAATATCGGATGGCTCATCGTGCCTAGCGTCTCAAAAGCACAGAACGCCGCCATGCACGCAGCCGCTGCCGGCCATTCGACCTTAGGCATTCCCGCCAAAGTAGGACGCGAGTTCAATGCTGCGACGCACAAGGTCAAGGGCTTACCTGAGCACGTGCACCGCAGAAAGATGAAGCGAGTAGCTCAAAGTAGCTCCAAATAGCTCATGCCGGTACCCAAAGGCACCAGAGTAGGGGGCCGCAAGAAAGGCGTCCGGAACAAGAGAACCCAAGAACTTCTAGCTAAGGTTGAGACTTCGGGATTGACCCCGGTTGATTTCCTGCTCGGCGTGATGCGAGACGACAAGAAAGAACTTGGCACTCGCATTGATGCAGGGAAGGCGGTTGCTCCCTACCTTCACCCGAAGCTTGCTAACATCGAAGTCACGGGCAAAGACGGTGGCCCCTTGCAGGTGAAACTTGTCCAATTCGGTCACGATTCCAAACCAATGGGTGCCCCGCGATTACCAAATGCGGGCCTGGGAGGCGCTGGAACAGGGTTGCCGCCGCGTCGTACTGCCTTGGCACCGACGTAGCGGAAAGGACGACATAGGCCTGCACTTCACAGCCACGCAGGCTATTCAGTATCCGGCCAACTATTGGTACATGCTTCCCCAAGCCAACCAGGCAAGGAAAGCCATCTGGACCGCGGTAGACAGCCACACCGGGACGAAGCGTATCGACTGGGCATTCCCGCAAGAGATCAGAGAGGCGACCAATGACCAAGAAATGCTCATCCGGTTCAAGAACGGCTCAACCTGGCAGGTCGTGGGATCAGACAACTATCAAGGCGTTATCGGCTCTGGCGCTTTCGGGATCGTCTACAGCGAATACATGCTTTCAGATCCCAACGCCTGGCTGTACCTCTCCCCGATCCTGGAGGAGAACGGAGGCTTCGCGATCTTCAACGGCACTCCTCGTGGGCGAAATCATTTCCACAATCTCTACCAGTTGAGCCTGACCGAGCCTGGTTGGTACGGCGAACTGCTCACCGTCCGAGATACTCACGCGCTTACAGACGCCCAGATCGAGACAATACGCCGGCAGATCGCTGCGGAACGAGGAGACGATGAAGCCCAGAACATCATCAACCAAGAGTACTATTGCTCCTGGGATGCAGCAATTCCAGGCAGTTATTACGGTAAGCTAATCGCGGACTTAGAGGCGAACGAATGCATAGGAAACGTTGCTTATGATCCAAGGTATCCAGTCATCACTGCGTGGGATATTGGAGTGGGCGATTCGACAGCTATTTGGTTTGCTCAGCAGACTCGTACAGAGCTTAGAATCATCGACTACTACGAGGCCTCAGGTGTTGGGGCTGATCATTATGCCAAGTACTGCCGCGACAAACCCTATTCCTACGACTACCACATTCTGCCTCACGATGCCGACGACCGGGAATGGGGCAACAATGCCATGTCCCGTGTGGATGTACTCAAGTCACTTGGAATCAGGCCCAGAGTCATGCGCCGCGCCTCCGTCGATGACGGTATCAATGCGGTACGCATCATCCTTCACGGTGCTCGCTTTGACAGGATGAAGTGCGAACGGGGCTTATCCGCCCTCAGACAGTATCAAAAGCGTTGGGACGACAAACTCAAGATCTTCAGTTCTACCCCGCTTCACGATTGGACAAGCCATGCGGCGGACGCATTTAGATACCTGGCTCAAGGTTTGAAGGAAACGCGAGACGCCAATGTCGGAAGACCCCAGTATTCCCTCACTTAAGGCCGATCCTCGCAATCGTGCTGAGCTTAAGGACTGGCTAGCCGATCGCGCCAGGTGGACGATTGAGCCGCTCTCAGCCCGCGAATATCTGATGGTCCAGCGCCTTCAATCAGGACGAAAGGCCTATAGCGAGATGTAATTGATTGTGCCGCTCGTTTCCCGCACAGTCGGGCGTTATGAGCTTTCTGCAAGGCATTCACAAATCCCTCTCCTCCGCTGACCCTCTCGGGCGGGCGCTGACCGATAAGGGCAAGCTTGACCCCATCTGGCAGGCGATCAAGCCCTCAACGCCTCCTAGCCCTCCTGGCGTGCCAAACCCGAATGACGCAGCGAATGCCGCTCAGTCAACGACCGATTCGATGCGATTACGTCGAGGCATGCTCGCCAATATCTATGCGGGCGCGCAGAATCAAGCGCCCGTCGTTGGTAAGACGCAACTTGGAACCTAGCGCCCTTACGAAGGCTGCGAGCCTGCATCACTTTGCCGCAAGCCAAGGATGCCCCCTGGAGTCTTTTGAATTGGTGCTTTCTGAACCCGAAGCACTGGAATTGCTCGATTGGTATGGTCAGGAATACGGTGGTCAGAACGAATGCTTTGATGTGGACTTCGAGATTGCCAAACGTACTCAAGATCCTTGGCCCGTACTGTCAAATTTCATGCTGATGGGCTTTAAGATGCGCCCCGCGAGCGCCTTGCAGTGAGTGACGAAGCCAATAGCCTGGTGAATGACTACCAGTACCTGTGGTCGAATCAGGGCAACTTTCGGGCTTTATGGAATCAGGCTGCTCAGTTCGTACTCCCTGCGAACGACAACTTTATCGGCTGGTTTGCCGAGGGCGTCAATCGCAATACCCGCATATTCGACTCAACCGGTGTCATTGCGAATGAACGCTTTGCCGCAGCCATGGAGGCCATTCTCACCCCGCGAAGCCAGATCTGGCACAAACTCAAAGCCGACGATGAATCGCTCGAGGACGTGCCGGCCGTTCAGAATTACTTGGATCAGGTGAACAAGATCCTGTTCGCTGCACGCTATCATCCGGAGGCTAATTTTGCCTCTCAGACAGACGAGTGCTATATGTCTTTAGGCGCCTTCGGGAACAATCTGCTCTTTATCGATGAGGCGACCGGCCATAACCTGCGCTATCGGGCGGTGCCGCTCTCAGAGCTCGTATGGTCGCTAAACCATCAGGGGATGGTCGATACGATGTACCGGAAGTTCCAGTATACGGCCAAGCAGGCATGCGAGCATTGGGGACGTGATCGAGTGCCGCAGTCGGTCCAGCGGGTGCTAGCAACCAATCAATACCGAGAGTTTGACTTCCTGCACGTCATTCGTCCGAGTCCGGAGTGGAAACCCTATGCGTACGGCGACAAAGGCAAGAAGTTCGAAAGCTGGTACATCCACCTTGCCGAAAAGTCAGTCCTCGAAAAGGGTGCTTACCGCACCTTTCCTTGCGCGGTCGGACGTTATCGCGTTGCTCCAAGAGAACATTATGGCCGTGGGCCTGCAACCACCTGCCTTCCTGATGTTCGCACAGCGAATGAAATGGTCAAAACGGGGCTTCGAGCCGGCCAAAAAGCGGTAGACCCGCCCATCCTGATTGCCGAAGAGTCCGTCCTCAACAACTTCAACCAACGCCCCGGAGCCAACAACTACGGGATGGTGACGCAAGACGGCAAGCCTCTCGCGATACCGTTTAAGACCGAAGGTAACTTTGAGTTGGCCGAGAAGATGCTTGAAGGCACTCGGGCGACCATCCGAGATACGTTCCTCAACACGCTGTTCCAGATCCTGGTGCAGAACCCCAACATGACAGCCACTGAAGCGCTGTTACGGGCCCAGGAGAAAGGCGAGCTGATTGCCCCCGCAATGGGTAGACAGCAGTCAGAGTTCCTTGGGCCTTTGATTCACCGAGAGATCGACATTCTGTCGGAAGCCGGTCAGTTACCGCCGCCTCCGATGGAATTGGTCCGGTCCAAGCGCGGCATGCGGATTGAATACACCTCTCCGATGGCGAGAGCCTTACGAGCCGAGGAGGGTACGGCGATCATGAATACGATCTCGGACATCGCCCAGATATCGCAGCTCGATCCTTCCGCCCGGTACGTCATTGATGCGCATGATGCGGTGCGAGAGATGGCGGCTATTCGAGGATGTCCGGCGCATCTGCTGCTGTCCGAGGATCAGGTGGTTGCATTGATGGAGCACAACGCCCAACAGCAGCAAGAGCAGCAACAGGCGCCGAATGCCTTAGCCTTGACGACCGGCGTTAAGAATTTGGCACAAGCCGCACAGGCCGCTGGTGGTGCCGGGGGTCAGGGACAACCTGGAGCAGGAGCGCAACCCGGTGCCTAGAATCGACATTTACGACAATCTGAACGGTTCTTTCGCTTTGGAGTGGGGCACCTTTCCTGGTATCACTCCGGCGAGTTACAACGTCTATCAGAATGGGGTTGAGGTACAAAGCGTCACCATTCGTTCTGCGACTGTCTCGGGATTGACGCAGACGACTTACTCCAATAGCACCATTGCCGCCTCGAGCGGAAACAGCCTGCGTCCACAGAATATGCCGCCTGTTGGGACGGTGACGCCAGCGAACACTTACGCCTTTTATGTGACTGCTGTGGTCGGTGGAATTGAGGTAGCCCGAACGCCTGCAGTCACTGTGACGCCTAATCCCTTCTCGATCATGCTGACCACCCCGATGAAGCGGCCCTTTCCCTATCCTAATACCGGTAGTCCCGATGGCTGAAGCCAAAAAGCCAATCGATGCTGAAGCACACTGGCTCATCAATGAGATGGAGCGAAAGATCGCGGGTATGCCGACGACCGAGGGCATTGCGGGGATTGCTGCAGGAGCTGCCGCGGTGACGTTGGCTCAGATCAAGGCGGAACTGGAGACGATCAAAACCCGCCAGGCTGAAGACATCGCACTCGATCGGGAGGTGATCCAATCTAATTTGGAGCTGCGGGCCGCGATGAAAGAGCTGTGTGAGTCTTTGTGTAAACCTACGGTGCGTGAGATTAGCGCGCAATTGCCGTCCGGTCGTGTAACGATGACGGTCAACGAGACGAGGAACTAGCGATGATCCAGACATTCATCCAAGCCAAAGCGGAACTAGACGCACTGTTCTGCGCGGTTTTCACAGGTACGTGGGCGACGATTGCTATTAATGCGACTACGACCCCCGCCACCGTTCTATACGTCTCGCTGCACAATGCAGACCCCTTGAATGGCGGCTCTCAGACCACCAACGAGAGTATTTACACCAATTACGCCAGAGTGAGCACTGCAAGAACAACTGCAGGCTGGACCACGGCTCTGGGTTCCGGCACGACTTTCTCCAGTGTGTCGAATGCCGCAGCGATCACCTTTCCTGCCTGTGGTGCTACAGGGGATACGATCACTCATTGGGGCATTGGGCTCGCCGCTTCCGGTGCTGGCACATTGCTTGATTCAGGTCCTATCGGGCCTGTGGCGGGCCCTGATGTGCCCTTTACTTGCACCGCCGCCGCCCCTGGCGTGCTGACAGTTTATGGGTATACCCCCACGGTCAATGACCGAGTGTCGGTGTATCAACTTCCCGGACAGGAAGGATTGCCCACCGGTTTAACGGAAGGCACTGTCTACTTCGTCGGCACCGCCCCTGGCGGGCAAACGCTGACCCTCTCAACGACCACCGCGAATGGCGCTCCAGTCACCACCTCGACCACGGGGTCAGGGGTGATCTGTAAGCAGGGCCCGCTGGTGGTTTCAAATTTGGTCACTCCTTCTTTCGCTATCGGGCAGTTGGGGTTCCAAAAAGGATGAACACCCGTGACCGCATTGATTTCACTGTCAAACAGCAGCAATCTGCCTTTAAGATACGTCAATTCGTCCCCATCGACGGCTATCACCAATACGGCAACCGAGACTGTATTCGATCAGATTTTCACTTACCCCTCGCAACCGAACCGCTACACTCTCGCGCCGACTCTCATTCGCATGAAGGCGTGGGGAATAGTCAGCACTGGGCTTTTGAATCTGGGTCTGACCATTCAGAGCAGATGGGGCGGAATCAGCGGCACTGTGTTGGCGAGTTCGGGCGCGATTACTTTGGCGTCTTCCCTCTCTCAGCAAGCCTGGAATGCCGATCTGACCTGCGTGATTCAAAGCACGGGTTCCTCAGGCACCATGGAATCTCAGGGATTTTTGAGCGTCACGGCAGGTCTTTTATCCGTGAGCGCAGCGTCCATGTCTAATATTTCCACCATTTCGATGTCTACGATCGCATCGAATGATGTGGTTTTGACGGCCCAATGGACGACAGCAGCGGCTGCTAACTCAATTCAAGCTCGCCTTATACACGTACTGGTGGACGGACCTTAAAATGGCACAGGGCTTCTGGCAGACACTGGTTACCTTAAATACTCCCGGCACGGCATTGACTGCCGCTGCGCGGGCCAGCATGACTCAGGGCGGTCAATCGACTGCCGCCAGATTTACATTGCCCGGCAATGCCATCAAGACCATTGGCGATCAGATGCTGATCGATGCCAGGGGGATCATATCCTCGGTGATAACTACGCCGGGTACGGCTAGATTCGATTTCAACGTGGGTGGCACGGCTTTCTTCGATACTCAGGCAATGCCATTGGTGACCGCTGCCGCCCGTACGAGCGTTCTTTGGCGGCTCAGCATTTTAGCCACATGCACTGCGGTCGGAGTGACTTCCTCTTGGGTGTGGGATGGTGAGTGGCTATCGGAGGATATGGTCGCGACGCCCTTGCAAGCCACGGGTCCTGGTCCTGGAGGCACTCGAGTTCCTTATAGCGGAACCGCCACCGGAGCTTCCAACGTCATTACAGCGTCGGCCACCTTCAATACCACGGTATCAAATCTTCTGGATCTCGACTTCACCCAAACGGTCGCTACCGGCTCTTGTCAGCTGCAGCAATTGAATATCAGTTTGCTCACAGCCACAGGATTTTAGGGATGTGGCTAATCGTCTAATCAGAGGCTCTAAATGGGCATTCTGATTCTTTCGACCAATGCGACCGCGACTGCGGTCAATTTGACCACCGTCGGGACGACCGATTGGGCGACCTATAACGGCACCACGCTTACTCCGAACAACACCCTAAGCGGGACTCCTGGCTATATTTCTTTAGCCTCTCCCGACTCGGTCGCGTCATACGGTAACGATCCTCGGACCATCTCTTGGACCAATGGCACGCCGACGGGAAGCGGCTCTAATACAGGAGGTATTTTCGATACGGTGACGGGAAGTTCGCACGGCTTTACGGCGACTTTTCATGCGGATACGACGGTAAGGCGGGCATACCTGTATTTGGGGATGTTCGCGGTATCCTCCACCCTCGTCAGTGCTTCGTTAAGCGATAGTTCGGCAAGTCCTCAGTCCTATGGGGGATTTACCTCTGGTGCGGTGGCCGGAGATGGCACGGTCATCATTGACTATGCGGCCAATTCTGCCGGCCAGACACTCACCGTCACCTGGGCCTTAACGACCGGCTCAAATATCACGGTCCAGGCCTTGGCCTTAGGATTGACGCCGGGGGGTGGGGATTCCCCCTTTTTCACCCCTCGAGGGCGCTCGCTGCGACTAGGGACGCCGAGAAGTCGGCTGCGAGGCGTTTATGGCGATACCACCTCAAGTGGGGCTGGACCGTTATCCGGATCTGGTATCTCGGCCTCAATTGGTGCTGCGGCATTGGCTGGAACGCTCGCGATGTCGGGCTCTGGTCTGTGTACGACCATCGGGGCTGGAAATCTGACCGCAAGCTTGGCCGTTTCCGGCTCTGGAATCAGCGCCACCCTTGGCTCGGGGGCTTTGACCGGGACTGCTGGGGCCGCAGGATCAGGGGTTAGCACTACCGCAGGATCCGGTGCCCTTACCGGTAATGCGGCTGCGGCAGGATCGGGAATCAGTGTTACCGCGGGTGCTGGAGCACTCACCGGAAGCGGGGCATTAGCGGGTTCTGGCATTTCAGCCAGCACAGGGACCGGGAATCTTCAACCGCAGACCTCGGGAGCTATTTCGGGCTCTGGCATTAGTACAACGATCGGCGCGGCGGCGCTGACTGGGGCTGTAACCCTATCCGGATCTGGACTATCGGCGGTCATCGGAGCGGGTGCATTAACCGGAACTGCGGCCCTTTCTGGCTCTGGTGTTTCCGTGACCATCGGGGCTGGGGGGTTACAGCCGCTGCTAGCAGGGTTTGGAGGCAGTCCCACGATCGGCGCCGGCAGTCTGACCGGCTTAGCGGCTTTAGCTGGATCTGGTTTATCCGTCACGGTGGGGGCTGCGAATCTTCTAGGCACCGCGACTCTGGCGGGATCTGGGATCTCAGTCACTATCGGCTCAGGGGATCTTGAGCCATTTAATTCGGGCGGGATTTCAGGCTCCGGGATTAGCCCAACTGTTGGCTCTGGAAACCTCACAGCCACCGCGGTGCTGTCTGGATCGGGCATCAGCGTCACCATTGGAAGTGGTGATCTTGAACCGCCGATTACGCCTCCTGCCATCATCGTTCAGCCCACCGCTGCTTTGCTGCCAGGTGTCAATGTCGGGCCTCCGAAGACCGCCATAGAGCTTGAACGTGGGTACAAATACCCATGGCAAGCCACAGGTGCCCCGATTGTGCCCTCGCCTTTCATGGGGTCGAGTGAGATACTCCTACCAGGGATTGCCGCTGCTGAGCTAGGGTCACCTGTGCTTTCTAACGAGAGTGCGGAGCCTGCAACGGCAGTTCCTGCTATTGACGAAACGGTCTTGCTCATCATGCTCTTAGGGGCTAGTCTTTAGGGCTCATGGCAGAGTACACAGTCGAACAGGAAAACGAGATAACCCAAGCAAAGCGGTTGTCTGTCCTGCGTGACCAAGCTCGACAGTTCCGAGAACTATTCTCAACCCCTCTGGGTAAATCAGTACTTCAGGTATTGAACATCAAATTCCAGACCATCGGCGTATTTGCCGACAATGTATTGGATGCTCAAGGTCGCACAGATGCCCTTAGAACCTGGCGCGACTTGGGTCATTTCGACGTTCTCGCCTACATCAACCTTCAAATCGCTTACAAGGAAGACGCATGAGTACTCCCGCAGCACAGGCATTGGCCGGCACCGCAGCCGCAGCAACCGATACTGCAAGCACCACAACGACCACTCCCGCTGCAAACGAGGGCTTCTGGTCAACCTGGACCGCCCCAGAACAGAGAGAAACCCGTGACTGGATTGCTAACAAGAAATATGCGGATCCTTTCGTGTTGGCGAAAACAGCACAAGGCCTCGAAAAAGAAGCCGCCTCCTTAAGAACTGCGGTCAGCGTCAAAGCATACCCTGAGGACACGCGAAACCCGGATGGGACTTTCAAGAAGGCCGATGACAATGCGGTCAAGGCCTGGCGCACCGCCATGGGAGTTCCCGAGAAGGCGGAACTGTATGACATCAAGCCGCCTGAGGGATCTCTCTACCCTCAGTTCACCAATTACTTGAAGGACGTACTACATCAAGCCGGTGCCCCTCCGGGTATGGCCAAGGTGCTGGCGAATGGTTATGAATCAGCGGTGGTGAAGCTTGAGACCGAGCTTCGCGCGGCCGAGGATGCGAAGAGCGCTCAAGATCTAAAGCAGCTCGAGATGGAATGGGGCTCGAACTACAAGGAGCGCATTGCATTGGGAGCTCGCGGTAAGGACTGGCTGGCCAAGGAAGTGGGGGGCCTCAGTGACATGCAACTGCGCACCATGGAGTCTGTTCTAGGGACGGCTAAGTTCATGTCGCTGATGTGGAAGTTTGGCGAGGGCAATAAAGAACCTTCATTTGCAGGTGGTGGCCCTGCGAAAGGCTTTGAAGGTGGTGCTTCTGCTGCACAGGCCGAATGGGATCAGATCATGGCGGATCGGACCGCAGGCAAGATATCGAATCACGTCTGGAACAATCCTACGGAGATCGCACGCCGGGATGCGTTGGTGGAGCGGATTGCAAACGGAAACGCTCACTAGGCCCTAAAAGAACCTCTGGCCCCGAAAGGCTCACATGCTCATGAATAGCACCGTTTTGGGCCAAGGTGAACTTGCGTTCGACCAGACAGCCTAATCGGGTTCTGAAAGGCTTATAACTGATCATTGAGGTGTGATCGGCGGACTTCTGGAGTCTCGCGCCTATCCTGGTGATTGAGGCTCACGGCAATCGATCCTGCGACAAAAGCACTTCCCGCCATACAAGCGACGGGGTGATTCTGACAGATCGCACAGCCAGATAAAAGAAGCGAAAGCAAAGCGATTTTCATAGGTTTACCTTTTCGTGCATTGCAGTGCGTACTGCATGATCGTTTCCCGATGATCGCCAATGTCTGTGGCGACAATTGCCGGGGCACAGGCATTCATCTCGCAATGAGCGACGATGAGCACCATCATGCAAATGACGGCTGAGCGTAGGACGAACATTCCGAATTTCATAAATCCTCCTGTTGGGCCGACCTATTTAGGCACCCGGTTGGCCAGTCGGTGCGTGACGGAAGTGTGCCGCCAAACCTTCTCCGGATGCACCCTGAAACGACGTTAGGGGAAACCACTAGATTGTGCCGCCCACCTGTGAAATAGTCTCATCACGGAGCCGGATACGGTCAGGACCTGATCCCCGGTGACGGTGGCAAAGCCACGGTGTAAGCCCTACCTCTAGGGTTAGAAGCGCCCCCTCACGGACACGGCCTTCGAGAGTGAAATCCAATCATTTTCGGAGATGCTTTAGTGTCAACCAATATCGTGACCTTCTACGTCCAGCAGTACGCCAAGACGCTGAACGAACTCGTGCAACAGAAAATGTCTCGTCTGCGCAAGTTCTGCACCGAGGACAAATACGTAGGCCAAGCCGGATCCCCGGTCGAGCAGGTCGGCGCGGTTGCGATGCAGCCCGTCACCCAGCGCTATGGCCCGATGCAGCGGGTTGACGCTCCCACGAATCGTCGGTGGGTCTACCCGTCCGATTACGATCTGCCGCAACTGTTCGACAACTTCGACAAACTGCGCCTGCAGATTGATCCTAAGGGTAAATTCACCTCCAATGCCCACAATGCGGCCAATCGTCAGTATGACGACCTCATTATCGCGGCGTTGGGTGGAACCGCTCAGACCGGAGTGGCAGGAGCCACTGCAACCGTTCTCCCTGCCCAGGAAATCGTCTCGGTTCAGCAGGGCGCCACCGGTCCCACGGGATTGACGGTCGCCAAGCTTCGGCAGGCGAAGCTGATCCTGGAGCAGAACGAAGCCTATTCGGACGAAGAGGAAGATCCAGGCGATCCGAATTCGGGCCTCGTGTGTGTCGCGGGAGCTCGCCAGCTCGACAACCTGATGGCAGAAGCCCAGGTGATCAGCCGGGATTTCAACGATCAGCCGGTACTGGAAGAAGGACGTGTGAAGCGTTTCCTCGGCATTGAGTTCGTCCGTTCGGAGCGCTTGCTCACGGGTACGGATGACCAGGCCGGTGTCTCGACCAAGGTACACATGTGGCAGCGCGAGGGCATGCACTTAGGCATTTGGAACGATATCAAGACCGATATCGCGGAACGCAAGGACCTGCAGTCCATCCCGTGGCAGTGCTACGTGTACATGACCGCAGGCTCAACCCGGCTCGAGGAAGCTCGGGTCACTCAGATTTGGTGTCGCTAGTTTTAACCAATAGGCAGGAGCAGGGGGCAGGTCCCCACTCTGGAGCCTGAGGATCGATAAATGGCTTTAGTTACTACTCTCTCGACCCTGATCTCTAACTACGACGCTCAGCCTCGTATCTTGAGTTCTGGGTTTCTTGCTGGGTCCAATGACACGGTAGGTGTTGCCACAGTCAATGCGGTTTCAACCGACTCCATCGGTTCGATCTACAAGTACTGCTTCGTCGGGTCCAGTTGCCGTATGGAAGACATCCAGATGCAGAACGATGCATCTACTGCGGGTGTTTGGTCGATGGGCGTCTACACCAACGATCAGCAGTCTTTGAACTTAGGCGCACCTGCATCCGGTGGCGGTCAGGCTGCATACGGCACTTGGAGTAGCACTATCGCCTATGTCACTGGCAACGTGGTGCTGTTCAACGGTGTGGTGTATACGGCTTCTGCCGGGTCCACCAACAGCCAGCCGCCTTCTGGCAACTGGACCACTGGTGGCGCGCAGATCGTTCCTCCTGCTTCCTTGGTGATCGCATCGGCGGTGGGTATTTTGGGTACGGGTATTTCGACCGCTGCCGCAAAGACTGTGTGGACCTCTGTCTACTCGCCTGCCGTCACGACCATTGCTCACGCTGCATCGAACGTGAACCTTCGCATTTGGGAACTTTTGGGTATGCAGCAAGACCCGTACTACGAGTTCCTTCTCGCGCTAACGGCAACGACTGCTCCCACGGCAAATGCTGGTATTTCATTGCAGTACACCTGGGTCAAATAAGTGGCTGCTGTATCCTTCGCCATTGCTGTCGGCGGTAACCTTGAAACGGTTACCGTCGGCACCAGCGCGCCAGTCGCTACGGGAACGATAGAGATTCGCATCGATCAAACTGCGGCTGCCGTGCTTGATGGTGCTTATCCTGGTGGCACCCGTACAGTATTGAAGGGTGAATCTATTGCACTGATCGGCGTGCTAGTCCAAGCGCTCGTTAGGAATTTGACTGTAGTAGAGCCTTAATGCCCGGCTACGTCACCCAAGACCCAGCGCACGGCACGGTGCTCAATGGCACCGCAACGTTACAGTGCGTTAACGGGATCATCACCAACGCCGCAATTCCAGGCAAGGCTCAGGATACGCTGCTGACCGGTATCTACATCCCGTTGGCGGCAACCGCGTCGACTTTGAC